CAGGTGCAACAGCAGTTGGTGGAGTACCAGCTTCCGATATAAACAAGGCACATACTGTTACAGCTATAACAGAAAACACAGTTACAGTTGTTGTTTCAACAACAGCAACAAGCACCGCAAGAGGTGGTAGTGATGCAGTTCGTTTGGATAGCAAAATTATCAGAACCAATCCAATAGAAACTACAGCTTCATCTGCTACTGTAAAGGTACATTACAGAAGTCATGGTTTGGCAAATAGCGACACAATTACCTTAGAAGGTTTAGATGATGTGGGTGGCTTGGATAGAAGTTTATTGAATAAATCACATACTGTAGTTGATGCTTCTAATACAGATTATTTTACAATTACTCTTTCTGAAAGTGCTACAACTTCAGAATTTGGTGGCGGTGGTGATAGTGTTTTAGAAAGACCTGTAAAAGCTACATCAACAGTTAATTATGGATCATCAGGAAGCAGAATAAATCTACCAACAGAAATACGATGATAGATAAATTAAAAGCAAATAAATACATTGAATCAAAATTAAATGAGCCTTTTGCATGGGGTACTAACGATTGCAATACATTTATTGTTGAATACTTTGATAAGGTATTAGGTACTGATTTACTAAAAATAATTTATCAAAAATATTCTACAAAAAAAGGCGCAATAAAATTTCAAAAAGAATTTGCTCAAAGAATATCAGGCAGATGCTTAGAATTAGGCATGAAAGAATACCATCCTAGTAAAGCTATATTTGGCGATATATTAGTTAAACATAATGAAAATTGGGATTCATGTCATATTTGTATTGGTAGTAAAATGGCATCTGTAGATGAACAAATAGGTACAGCAATTTTGCCAATATCTGATTTTAACGATTTTGATTCTGCATATAGATTTAGCAATGAAAATTAGAAATATAATATTTTTTATAACAGCTTTATTTTTTACAGGTAGTGTTTTTGCTTTACCAGCATTAGCACCTGTATTCGCTAGTATTGGTACTGCTGTTGTAGCTTCTCTTGGAATAACTGCCACAGTTGCTACAGGTACACTAATAGCAATTGGTGTAGCTACAGTAGTTGTAGGTGCTTACGCTGGAAGTCAATTACTAGGTGCTATGAGCATGGACTTTCCTGATAATATGTCAGCACAAGCACGTTCAGCTTTAGCGAATCAACAAGGATCAACAAATCCTTTGCCTGTTATTTATGGGAAAAGAAGAGTAGGTGGTACACCAATTTTTTATCATGTATCAGGTGCAGATAATGAGTTTCTTCATGTGGTTTATGCAATTGCAGAAGGTGAAATACAAGGCGTAAGTCAAGTGTATTTAAACAATGACGAAGTAAATACCACACCTGACCTATATGATACTTCTTTGACATCAATAGTTGTAGGTGAAGGTGAAACTGCTGGTGTGTTTGGCGGTATAACTTCGTTTGGTACTGAAAATATACATAAACCAAAGTATGAAGGTATAGTTAAATATGAAATATATAATGGCACGACAACACAGACAGCAGATCAAGATTTAATCTCCGAAACAAACGGAACTTGGACTTCTTCTGATAGATTGCAAGGCGTTGCCTATGCAATTGTGAGATTTAAATTTGAACCTGAAGTATTTGGTAATACAGGAATACCGCAAGTAAATTTTGATGTTATTGGTAAAAAAACAAGAAGCACAACATCAGGTGGAACTACATACAAGGTATTTAGCGATAATCCAGCAGATTGCATTGAAGATTATTTAACAAATACAATCTATGGAAGATCAATACCAACCTCACAAATAGATTCAACATCATTTACTACTGCAAGAAATATTTGTGATACTGAAGTTACAGTAGGAGATAAAACACAAAAAAAATATACCTGTAATGGCATATTGAATACCAATAACAAAGCCTTAGATAATATTGAAAAACTTCTTACATCTTGTAGAGGTTCTTTAATATTTTCAGGTGGTAAATATAAACTTCTTATTGATGATACAGGAACAGCAGTACAGACTTTTGATGAAGATAACATTGTAGGTGCTTTTGAATTAGCTTTAGGTGGCAAGGAATATAAGGCAAATAAAATTAGAGCAAACTTCTTTAACAGAACTCGTGATATGCAAGGTGATTTTGCTATTGTAGAAAGTTCTACATTTAAAACAGAAGATAATGGTTTAAGTCTTGAAAGAGCAATTGAACTTCCATTTACAGATCAGATGGAAAGGGCGCAGATGATTTCTACAATTAATATGAAACAATCAAGACAATCATTGGTCTTTAAATTTACATCAACCATTGTTGGACTTAGAGCAGAAATAGGTGATGTAGTTTTTATTTCATTAGAATCTTTGGGATGGAATACACTTAATTCTAATCAGGGCAAAAAGTTTAAGATTATGAAACTTGCTATAAAAAATAATGATGAAGTAGATATTACCGCAAGAGAATATGATGATGATGTTTATGATTTTGGCCTGATACAAGCAGAAGATACTTCACCTAATACCAGTTTACCTAATTTTTCATTTGTAGATAAACCAGCAATATCTACACCATCAGAGGAATTGATAGCAATACCACCTACATTATTTAACAGGGTAACTATCAATTGGACACAACCAAATAAATCTTCTGTTGAATCTTATGAAATAGGTATTAACAGATTAAACTCAGTTCGCTTTGCAAATAAACCTAGTTATGATTTTGAAGGCAGAAGTGTTACTGAAAGTTTTACCATTGATAAATTAGAAGAAGGTCAATATTTTGTAGCTGTAAGAGCAAAAAATAGACTAGGAGTTTATTCTGATTTTGCTACAGAAATATTTGAAGTAAAAAACTTTTCTACTTTACCAGCAGTAAATACACCAGCAATAAATTTTGTAACAGAGGAGTTATTCACTACAACACAAGGTTCAGGTGTAAAAGCAAAAGCGATACTAACTTTTGGCACATCAGTTAATACAGAATGGGAAGATTTAGGAGTAACTATAGATCATTATGATGTTGAATTTAAAAAATCTACAGAAGCATCTTTTCAAGGTGCTGGAACATCACAAGGAACAAATTTTGAATTCTTTGATATTGAACCAGCGTTGTATGAATTTAGAGTTAGAGCAGTAAATACTGTTGGAGTAGCATCAGAATTTTCATCTACTACACAAAGAATCTATGGCTTGACCGCAGTACCTTCAGACGTAAGTAATTTATTTTTAAGAGCAGATTCTAATACCGCTACTTTAAGTTGGACACCTACAACAGACTTAGATGTAAAGATCGGTGGTTTTTATGAGATAAGACATAACTCATTAACATCAGGTGCAGTTTGGGCGCAATCAACACAAGTAGGCGAAGCTGTATCAGGTATAGCAAATTCAACAGAAGTGCCATTATTAGTAAGTACTTATCTTATCAAAGCAGTAGATTCTACAGGTGTTAAATCTGCTAATGCAACAACAGTAGTAAATACAGTTACGCCTGATTTATTTCAATCACAAGTATTTTTGACTAGAACAGAAAATCCATCTTTTAGTGGAACTAAATCAAATATGGTAGTTACTGACGATAATACATTGAAATTAGAAGCAGATACTTTGTTTGACTCATTAGGATTGATTGATGAAGTTGGTTTGATTGATGCTGCTGGTGGTGTAGATTTATCAGGTACTTATGATTTTGCAAATATAATTGATACAGGTATATCAGCACAATCTTATAGACTTAGTTCTGCATTTGCTTTTACCACTAATTCCACATCAGACTTCATAGATACACGTTCAGGAAATGTTGATGATTATGAATCTATTGATTTAAATACTTATGATGATGTAGAGGTTCAGTTGCAAATAGCTACAACCAATGATGATCCTAGTGGTTCACCAACTTTTACAGATTTTCAAAACTTTAGGATTGGTAATTATCATGGTCGTGCTTTTAAATTTAGATTGTTAGTAACATCAGGTGATGTAACACACCAAGTTTATATATCGTCTTTGTCTGCAACTTTAGAAGCCTTCCAAAAAATAGATACGCAACAATTAACATCAAGTACAAGTGCTTTAGGTGTTACTTTCGGTGAAGGATTTTTAGTTACTCCAAAAATTGCTGTTACTGCACAAAATATGGCAAGTGGAGATTTTTATGAAATAACAAGTGTATCTAGCACAGGTTTTACAATTACTTTCAAGAACAGTAGTGGTACAATTGTCGCTAGAACATTTGACTATATAGCAAGAGGTTTTTAATGGCTCAACACGATTACGATATAGCTAACCAATCAGGTGCAAACTTTAGGGCAGACTTAAATAATGCTCTAGATGCTATTGTATCTAACAATTCAGGTTCATCTGAACCATCTACTACATTTGCTTATGAATGGTGGATTGATACATCTGCTAATGTATTGAAGCTAAGAAATTCTGCTAACAATGCTTGGATTACTTTACCTTTATCAATTACTGCAAGTAATGAAACATCAGGTGCTTTAACAGTTAATGGTAATTTAACAACTACAGGAACAGTTGATGTCAATGGACAAGAATTAATTTTAGATGCTGATGCTGATACATCCATTACTGCTGATACAGACGATCAAATAGATTTTAAGATTGGTAATGTAGATGTTGCTACTTTAACAAACAGTCATTTAGTTCTTAAAGGAACAGCACCAAAAATAACAATTGGCGATGGTGGTGAAGAAGATACAGCATTAATTTTTGATGGTAATGCACAAGATTTTTATATTGGTTTAGATGATTCTGCTGACGATTTAATCATTGGCACAGGCTCTACAGTTGGTACAAATCCTATACTTGCTATAAAAAATAATGGCAATATTGGTATTGATGAAGCAAATCCAACTGAAAAATTAGAATTAGGCGATGGTTCAGCAACTAACAGAATTAGAATTGATTCAGCAACTAAAGCTCATTTCTTTGGTTATGATGGTAGTGATGATGCAATACAATTGGCTTCTCAATCATTCATTAAGTTTCAATCAGGCGGTTCATTTTTAGAAGCTATGAGAATTGATTCGTCAGGTCAGCTTGGAATTGGTACTACAGCACCACATACAACAATGGTAGTAAATGGTGGTACTTTTGCAGACATAGCCTTGCAATCAAGTAATTCAGGTACAGGTTCAAGTCAAGGTGGTTTAGTAAGTATTGATACTAGTAATAATTTATATCTTTGGAATTTTGAAAATGCACCTACTATTTTCGGAACTAACAATACAGAAAGAATGAGAGTTGATAATGATGGCAAACTTTTGATAGCCACAACAAGTGCATCTCGTACTACATCAGGACATGAATTTCACACTGATGGATTTGCTAGACATACTGTAGATGGTGATAAATCTTTAGAAGCTGTTAGAACTTCAAGCGATGGAGAAGTATTTGAAATATTTAAGGATAATACTCTTAAACAAACAATGGGTACAGCATCAAATTCTATTTTCTCCGATAAAAAAGTAAAAAAAGATATTAAGTCATTAGAACTTGGTTTGGATTTGATTAAAAAATTAAATCCTAAAGAATATAGACATATTGTAGATGATGATGATTCTCCCATGTCTTTCT